TGGGATTGTTTTAGTTATCACATATCAGTATTAGAGAAAAGATTTTTAAAAGGACAAAGAGCAAAGTATTATACACCAAGTAAGAAGTGGTTAGAAGGAACTTATATGTTTACGATTGATAGTTGCCATGCGGATAGCAATATACTAAATACTACTTTTAGTGAACTACCGACACAGCACAAGTCATTTAATATATTAAAATTAGATAATGGTTATTTTGCGGCACAGCCAAATAATCGTATGTTGATATATGATAAATCATATAGTCCGAAACAATTAAAGTTTCCTGACTTTAAAGTATCATCAATAGAGTATTCTGTTGAAGACAAACAGAAGATAACTTTTGGTGATGATGATGAATTTTTTTACGGAATAGAAAAGGATAAGAAAGAATAGAAATGAGCAGATCAGTTTTTAACAAGAGTAAAGATGTCAGTTTTTTAAAACAACCAATGTTCTTTGGTGAGGATTTGGCTGTTCAAAGATATGATACAATGAAGTATCCAATCTTTGATAAGTTAACTCAACAACAACTTGGTTATTTTTGGAGACCTGAAGAAGTATCTTTACAAAAAGATAGAAACGATTACGCAGAATTAAGACCAGAACAAAAAAGTATTTTTACATCTAATCTAAAATATCAAACTATGTTAGATAGTGTTCAAGGTCGTGGTCCTTGTTTAGCATTCTTACCTTTCTGTTCACTACCAGAATTAGAAGGTTGTATTGTCACTTGGGATTTTATGGAAACAATCCATAGTAGAAGTTATACATACATTATAAAAAATTTATATTCAAATCCTAGTGATGTATTTGATACAATCATTAAAGACGAGAAGATAGAAAAAAGAGCACAATCGGTGACTCAATGTTATGATGATTTAATTGGTATTGGCCACAAATGGCATTTAGATAAATCTAAAGTTGATGAATACGAGTTAAAGAAAAAATTATGGAAAGCTTTGATTACAGTAAACATATTAGAAGGTTTAAGATTTTATGTATCGTTTGCTTGTAGTTTTGCTTTTGGTGAACTTAAATTATTAGAAGGATCAGCAAAGATTATTTCATTTATCGCAAGAGATGAAAGTCAACATCTAGCAGTATCTCAAAGAATTATAAACAATTATAGAGATATTGAAAGAGATAAGATTATGGATAAAGTGATTAAAGATACTGAAAAAGAAGTCTATGCAATGTATGATGACGCTGTTGGTGAAGAAAAAAGATGGGCAACATATCTATTTTCTCAAGGCTCTATGATAGGTCTATCAGAAAAATTATTACATCAATTCGTAGAATACACTGCTAATAGAAGAATGAAAGCAATAGGTTTAAAACCTGTTTACGACCAAAAGACTAATCCATTACCATGGACAGATCATTGGTTAAACAGTAGAAGTACACAAAACGCACCACAAGAAACGGAAATAGAAAGTTATGTTATTGGTGGTATCAAACAAGATGTGAAGAAAGACCAGTTTAAAAAATTTAAACTATAATGATTGAAACAAGACAAAAAACCTGTTCTAGCTGCGAAACTAAATACTCTATACAATGGGACATTGAGGTACAAGACCTTGAGCCATTGACTTGTCCATTCTGTGGACACGAAGTAGAGGAAGTGACGGAAGATGATGAACTACAACCAATCTGGACAAACGAATCCGAAGACGATAATTGGAATTGATTATAGTTTGAATAGTCCTGCTATTTGTATAGCAGATAAAGACTTTGGTTTTAATAAGTGTACTTTTCACTTTCTAACAAGTAAAAAGAAACACATTGGTAAATTTGGTAAAAATATATTTGGTTATGAAATTAAAGATTACAAAACTCCTATTGAAAGATTTACAAACATTTCCACTTGGGCTCTGGATATTATTCACAAACACAAAGAAGATACAGCAAAAGTTTTTATTGAAGGCTACTCGTTTGGCTCTAAAGGTCAAGCAGTATTTCAAATTGCTGAGAACTGCGGTATACTTAAATATAGATTACAGATGTCACCCTCTATATTGTATGATACAATTGTGCCAAGTGTTGTTAAGAAACATGCGTCAGGTAAAGGAAACGCAGATAAACAATTAATGTATGATAGTTTTAAAGAACATACAAAACAAGACTTATTGAAAATGTTTGATATGGGTAAGTTGAATAATCCTGTGACAGATATTGTAGATAGTTATTATATAGCAAAAGTTGGTTATGAAAATTCTGAAAGCAAATAAAACAATTAAAGGTTATACTACACAATCGGTTAATGTAAATGACCTATCATATGGACATTGTGCCATAGATGCTCCAGGTTATGAAAAGCTTGTAGAAAGAATTGAGAAAGATGGTATGGTATGGCCATTGATAGTAAATGGCAATTTAATTAAGTTTGGAAACAAAAGACTATTATATGCTAGAGTATATGGATATGATTTAGTTGATTGTGTTTTTGAAACTAATATAAGTAGTTTAGATAAACTAGGTGATATAACAAGGATCAAATGAAAAAGGCGATTATAACAGGAGTGACAGGACAAGACGGTGGTTATCTAGCGAAACTACTACTTGATAAAGGATACAAGGTATACGGCGCTCAGAGGCGTAATACAGGTAAGAGATATTGGCGTTTAGATGAACTAGGTATAACAGACAAGATAGAGTTTGTTGACATAGATTTAGGCGAGCCATATAATATAGAGAAAGTTATTGAAAAAGTACAACCAGATGAATTTTATAATCTGGCAGCACAATCATTTGTAGGTTTATCATTTGAACAACCACAAGTGACAACAATAACAAACTCTTTAGGTGTACTAAACATATTAGAAGTAATAAGAAATAAGTTTCCTAAAATAAAATTCTATCAAGCTTCAACATCAGAGATGTTTGGTAAAGTAATTGAAACACCACAAAAAGAAACAACACCATTTCACCCTCGTAGTCCATATGGAGTTGCTAAAGCATATTCACATTACTTAACACAAAATTATAGAGAGAGTTATGGTCTCTTTGCTTGTAGTGGTATTTTATTTAACCACGAAAGTCCAATGAGAGGTGAAGAATTTGTCACTAGAAAAATTACAAAAGGTTTAGTAGAATATACACGAACAGGTAAAGTATTAGAACTTGGTAATATAGAATCATATAGAGATTGGGGTCACGCTGAAGATTATGTTGAAGCGATGTGGTTAATGCTACAACAAGATGAGCCAGAAGATTTTGTTATATCAACAGGTAAGACAATTCAAATAAAAGATTTTATAACAAGATGTTTAGATGAATTAAATATAGCTTATGAATTTAATGGACATGAAGTTATAGATAAACATAATAGAAAACATATAATCAAAACTAATCCTAAATTTTTTAGACCAGCAGAAGTAGATTTACTTGTTGGTGATAGTACAAGAGCAAAAGAAAAACTATTGTGGCGACCTAAACATACATTAAAAACATTAGTTAGAGATATGATAAAAGAAGATGTTAAACGAAGAAAAAATATTAACTGAATCAGAAATATTACAAAATGATTTGGAACCAATAAATGATTATGAAGATATAAAAATGGAAAAGTTAATCTGGACAGACGAAGATAAATTCTTCATCACTACATTTAATAAAAGATTGTATGATGATTACGCATATAAGTTTTTACAAACATATGCTGAAACAAAACAAACAATCAAAATGATTTGTTATGTAGAAGAAGATTATCAATATCCTAATTACGCTGGTATAACTTATGTAAATATACTAAAAGAGATGCCAGAACTAGTTGCGTTTAAAGAAAGACACAAAGACAAAGTATGGAATGATGACAGTGACTTCTTACAAAACGCAGTAAGATTTTCACATAAAGTATTCGCACAATACCATGCAAGTAAACTAGGTAAAAAGTTTATGTGGTTAGACGCAGATAATATCTTTATGAAAGAGATACCAAATAATTTTATGGATACCTTTATACCAGATGATAAGTTTATTACTTTTTATGGTAGAGATCATTATACTGAATGTGGTGTTATAGGATTTAATTGTAAAGACGAAGATAGTAAACAATTCTTTGATTTATATTTAAGTCATTATACAGAAGATAAAATTTGGAACATGGTAAATAAAACTGATTGTCACGCTTTAGACAATACTAGAAACATGATTAAACCAAAAGAAAGAAACAAAGCTGATGGCCATGGTGGTCATATTATAGCAAGAGATAAAGAAATTAACCCTTACATAGATCACAAAAAGGGTAAAAGAAAATACAAGGATAATAGTCCAGAATGGGTGAAACAAACAAATGATTAATATTTTTATAGGATACGATAGAAACGAAAAGATTGCATACCATGTTCTATCACAAAGTATATTAAGGAATGCAACAAGACCAATAAGGATAACTCCACTCTATCAACCTAATATCAAATACGAATTTAGTAGAGAGCGAAGTAAGATAGAATCAACTGAGTTTTCTTTCAGTAGATTTATTGTACCTAAACTTATGGACTATTCAGGTTGGGCATTGTTTATGGATTGTGATATGTTAATGAAAGCTGATATATCAGAACT